TTCAAAAGAAAAGTTAGGTCACCACAACCATCCCTTTCCAAAGAATAATAAGATTTTAGTGCTAAAGAAAGCACTAACAATGGTGGCTGTTGTTGCAACAAACACCACTGCAATGGTGGTTAACAAAAACCTCGTTTGAGGATGATTGGACCACCATTTTGAAATGTCAGAGCCTATAGCTTTGACAGGGTTTTTAAAGTATTGTGGGTATTTGTCCTTGAGGTCATGAAATTGCCTCATAAGGGACCCATACACATAATCACCAGTGATTTCATCTTTCTCCAAAGAGAGTTTAGCTTTTGCCCAAGAAATATATTTTCCTAACATTAAACTGGGGAGAGATAAGATTCAGTCAATGTGATCACCACAAGGTGAGCCACCAAGAATAAGGGATTGCCAACAAACGTTGGAACCAGTTTCCTTGGCTTAATCGATGGTATTTCCTCATCTTAAAACTTGACTTCTCAAGCTTTTTGACTAAGGATTTACGCAATTTGGATTTAACAGAGTTAAACCACTCCATGACTTTGTGAAATGAACTTTTGGGTTCATCACCTCCAAGAGGGGGGAATTCCTTGGAAAACTCCTTGCCCTTTTTCTTGCCATCATTGGTCTGTTTAAACCAATCTTTGATGAACCATGCCTTGGCGGCAGCGTCACGCTTCACTCCGTGTTCAGATTTCAGAATGCCGACTAAGTTGTTTGATGATTTCACATCATCAAAGTCACTGAAGTCCTTGTCTGCATCTAACAAGTCTTGCAAGGTACGGTAACCCTTGCTTTGGAAATCAGAGTTGAGAATCAACCTTTTATTGTCTATTTTGGACAAAATGGTAGTCATCTCATTTTCTGTCAAAGGCGCCCCTTCAGGACGCAAGGATCTTTCAACTGCTTCAATAAAGGGAAGGAATTGTCGACGAGAATTGTAAGAAATGAATTTCACTTCATTGCTTATGCCACTCAAAACAATTTTATATGGCTTATACACTGCATGTTTTGAGGCATTCAGTGCTCGAGTCAACCAATAAAGTCTGTTCCGAACATCCTTGTCTTCAGCATCCTCTTTTTCAGCCAACAAAGCACGAGATGCTTTGGACAAATTTGAAAAAGCAACATTGACAAGATTCACATTTGCCGACCCTGCTTTCATTGCAGCTTCTGCAAAAGAACTTGTGCCAGGAAGTGGAGGAGGCATGCCAGACTCAACGCGAAGTTTGGTCTTCTCGTATTTGAGATCAACTTCAAGCTGTGTGACTTTGTCCTCAAGCTTGGATTTCCTTTCTTTTTCTGCTTTCACCGCAGAATTCAGCTCTTGGAGTTCGTTGTTCAGTTTAGTGATC